GATGGTGAGCACTTGATTGTTTGCCATCTTGGTCACTTCACCACCAGCCAGAGCACGTTGCCGGACTGACATGGCCTGTTGCCCAAAATCAAGGTTGCCGACCAGGCGTCGTGCGATCTGTGGCGTTGGTTCGCCGGTAAGGACGCCGTTACGCACCACAGTGTTGAACATCTGCGCCTGAGACTCGGCTAAACCACGGAATGCTTTCTCTACGATCTGGCCATTTGGCAGCGTGATGGCGGCACCTTGACCAGCGGTGAGGTTGAAAGCGCCAGTGCCGGGCAACGTGAAATTGATTGCGGTGGGATCGACGCTGACCACGGTGGCTGCAAAGTTGGGCGATACCTGCACCGTGCGCACCGCCTGCAAGGCATCCACCTGGGATGGCAACAGCTCACGCGTATCGGCCACACCACCACGGATGGCTAGCCGCATTTGATCGGTGATAAACTGCGTTTGTAGCTCGGCTAAGCCTTGCAGTTCACCCGATACCAATGCCGTGCTGGTGCCTGCCCAGGTGTCCAGTGATTCCCGCAGTTGGGCCAGGATCACCCGCAAGCGCTGTGCCTGGTAGCTGGCAGGGGACACGATGCCACCACCTGCTGTAGCTACACCCATGTCTATACGGCGCAGATCATCCACCGCGCTGAGGATCACGTCGTTATATGCCGTGACCACTTGGTTGGCTATAGCGTTGCTGTAGCGGTTCAGGTCAATCGCATTGCGGTAAATGTTCGCAACAGGATCGTTGTGGTTAATCCGCCGCTTGAACTGATCAATGTCAAGCAGCCGCTGGGTGACGCCGCCGCTATAGGTCATTGCGTGCTGAGATCCTCAGGAATTATCTGCTGATCTGGTTGTGATTGATCTGATTGCTGCTGCTGACCGCCAGCCATTTCGATAAGACCGCCGTTTTGCGTGGCCATCAGTTCTTCCTCAACCTCGAAGTCATCGCCAAGCACGTCACCGTTAGCTAGTTGCTCCAGCAGCGTCTTCTGGCTGATCACACCAGCGGTGTAAGTCTGGAGTAAGGCAAGCTGATCGGCTGGCTCAAGCCGCGCACCAACAAAGTCGCGGTTCACGATGCTGTTGCCCACTTGCGGGATGTTCAAGTATTCGGCATGGAACCGCAGGCAGTTGTCGATCGTGTCCTGCACCTGCTGGGCGATCACCATCATGGTGCTGTCACCCTGGCTGCGATCGATGCGCTTGGCCTCGGCAGTTTCAGCCGATAGCTTCTGGCCTAGGACAGCGGACAAACCCAACTCATTGATCTGTCCAGCAAGTTGTTCCAGCCGTTTGAACTGAGAATCGTAAGACTTGCCAGCCGGTTCGATGTACTCGGCGCGGCCATCAGCAGGGAACGCGATCGCTTCACCAGGGCCAGCGCTGACCTCTTCGGCAGATGTGGGGAAGCCATAGAACGCCAGCATCGGAACACCGCTGATGTGCAGCATGTTGTCCAGGTCGGACTGGATCTGGTACGTTTTAAGGTTCAGCTCGGCGATGTCTTCCATCGGCGGGCGTGATTCAAACATCCCAACGCGGTTGGAGTAGGCCACGCTGAACGGGATCTCGCTAAGGCTGGTGGTGCCTTCATCAACGATCTCCCAGCTTGCTTTCTCGTTGCGTTGGTGCAGTTCAAACGCACCAGGCGTCAACACGCGGATTTGTTCCACCTGTTTTTCGCCATACAGACCATCTGCAACCACGATGCGTTCCATCAGCCGCAACTGGGTCAGCTTCTGGGCACCTTCACTCATCTCGGTACGCCAGCCGAGGATGTCCCGTGGCGTGTAGGTCACCCAGTATGGTCGTCCATTTTCACCAGCAGCAGGAGCATCCACAAGGACGCCAGCGTGGCCATAACGAACCATTTTGCGTCCAAGTTCATAGGTCCAAATGTTGAGGTCGTTGCCTTGTAGGTCTACGTCAAACAGTTGCTCACGCACCACGTCGGACACCTCTTCAAGGCGTACCGGCTTGCGGGTCAACATGCCAGCCAGCATCCGCTCAAGGCGCTGGTAGTACGGCGGGCAAACGCTGCGTGCTAGCCGGTTGTCATATGACTCGTCTTCCTCGCGTGGTTCCTGTGGCAGGTATCGGCGATGCTTACGGCGCATCTCGTAGGTGCCACCCATCAGATCCTCGATCAGGATCCAGTGGGGCTCCATATTGGCCCAGGCACTGTTGGGATCGTTGACAACCGCAACTTTGCGGGTCAACTGCATGTTGTATGGGTTGAAGCCGGAATACACGATGCAGCGCCGCTACTTTCTTACAATCTACTGCGGGAGAACGCGGTCGATTGTAATTCGTGCCTGACCGGTTGAATCCACCTTGATCACTTGGTGCTTGCGTGGCTCGTCACCCTTGGGCTTGAGCGCACGACCGACAGCGGTAACGATGGGGCAGGTCATGCTGCTTCCTCTTCGTCTTCTTCGCCAACGGTCAGGATGTCCAAGGCGATGCGCTGTTGCGTGAGCTGCAACGCGCCAAGCAGTTCAATTGCAGTCAGTTCTTCGGCACTGTCAACGATCAAGTCGTCCAGCGCGTCTAGGAAGGCTTCCATTGGATTGGAGTTGGGCCTGGTCAGCTTACTTCTTTTTGGGCTTGCGCTTGGCGCGTGGGGATATATAACTTCCTGTAACGCCTTGCTGCCGTTGCTGGGACTTAACTGAAGGCAACCGTTCACCTGTTATCTCTCGGTATAGACCCATTACCTTGTTGTCATATTTCTTACCAAGAGACAATGCAGCTTTTGTCTCAGCAGTAAATTCTGCCGGACTAGTGCGTGCGTACTGACTTACACGCCTAGCCAGTCTTTGTGTGCCGACTATTTTGTCTGCATCTGCATAAAGTTGCCCTTTCTTCCGTAATTGCGTTTCAAAACTATTTGCCATTTTCATTGGACTGTGCCTGATGTGACCAAGCTCGTGTTGCACTGTGTGACCGGCTTTTGCTGTTGAAAAGAGATTGCGTCTTCTGTCTTTAATTGCGGACTGACGTGGGTTTGCCCACGAAGGATGCGAAGCATTGAAATCAACTTGATTTGGTGTTTTTGAACTTACACCAGCAACAACACTACTTCGTTTATTGCTTTTTACAGCTGTTTTTGCGCCAGCTGCTTCGGCAGTTTTTCTAGCATTTGCAACGTTTGCCTTTGCGTCGGTGCCATAACCCGGCGTTGATTTTGTTGCTCTTGAGAATAAATTTTCAGGTCTTGCATTTGCCTTGACCAATACGCGTTTGGATTTTGCGGGTTTTGCCGCATTAATTTTGCTAGCGGCTGTCGGATTCCGTTTTAGCTTTCCTGCCATCGTTCCAGATGGTTTGGCAGGGGCTGCCATAGTCGTTTGAGTCGCCCGCTTATTACCTGCTGCCGTACGAAGCCTGCCGCCACGAGCTGTAGCGCCAACCTTTCCACCGCCACCGCTGCTGCTACCACCACTTGCAAAGCGGCCTCGGTTGTCGCGGGAGTAGCGGCGGGCCATGTACTTACCAGATCATTCGCGCAGTCTAGTAGAGCCTGATACCCGTTCCTCTGCCAGCAGCAGCGTGTAGCGGGTTGAACTCACGCCAGATGAGATAACCCAGCGCGTCGTTCATGTGGTCGTAGCCAGCATCTTTATCGGGATCGCCTTTCTCGGTGTAACTCTGAAGCTCAAGGCACTCAATGGTTTTGACGCATGATGCAGCGATCTTGAGCCTTACTTCCCCTTTGCCATTTTCCAGCAAAGCCTGAACAGCAGCCACCCGATCCCGGACAGGAGGATTAGCCTTAGGTGACTGGTTAGACATGCCATAGCTTTCAAGAATAGCAATATCGGTTTGTGTTGCGTTTGTGCTGCGGTTGCCGCCGCTGGCGTCTGGGTAAACGTAGATCTTGTGATCTGGGTAGTGCGCCTTGATCTTCTGGGCCAGTGCGTCAGTGTCGTGGGCACCGCTGATCTCGTCCACGACGTAGAGGCTCTTGCCAACGCGGATGGCGATCACGGCGGACATGTTGCCCACGTTGAAGTCCACGCCGATCCGCAACGGCTCGCGGCTGATGTCTGGACATTGTCCTGACACATGCTTGGCACGATCAAAGCGGTCATATACCTGACCTGTTGTCAGGTTGACGAACTCGCCGTCGAGGTAAGCCTTAAGCAGTTGCGGGTCATAGTTGGCCTGCATCCGCTCGATGAAGTCAGGCGGTAGGTATGGGTTGTCCTGCGTCCGCATCCTGATCAGTCGCCGATCCTCACGGCCCTTGCCGTCTTCACTGGCGAAGGTCTGCCACATCCAGCGAAAGCCTTCTGGTGTCGAAGCGGCTGCAAACTGCCGCACATTGCCAGAACGCAAGCGGCCCAGGATCTTGGGAAATGCCTTGTTTGCAATCGCTGGGTTCACTGTGTCGATCTCGTCAGCCAGGATCCAGGCGCCGTTGATGCCGATGATCCGCTGCCAGTTCTCAAAGCTGCGGCACAGGATCTTGGTGTCGCCGCCGGGTAGGTGCAGGTTGTACTCCGGCAGTGGGGAGGCCCTGAAGGTGTACGGGATGTCGTACATCTCAAGAAAATCATCGA